TATAACAAACAACCATATCTATCTAAAGCAATTACCAATGACCCACAAATTAGAAACCCAAGAAAACTTCATAAGTTTTTAAAATATAATGTTGCATCAAAGGCACAATTATCTAATATTGTTTTAAGTATAACAATACCAGGAAATACCAAACTTGAGATTGGCGATGTTGTTAATTTGCATATTCCACAATCTTCAGAGTTACCAGAATTATCAAAGAAACTTAATTTATTATACGATAAGAAATTTTTAGTTGTTTCTATTCGACACACATTTAATAAAAAGAATAATAAATTCTATACTATTTTTGAATGTAGAAAAGACACATATGCAAAGAAAGCGGAGAAGGTAGAATAATGAAGAATCTTGGTGAACAGTTTATCTGGTGGTATGGAGTTGTAGAGGATCGTGCTGATCCTCTTGAACTTGGTCGTGTGCGTGTCCGCTGTTATGGTTGGCACACAGACAATCTTGATGACCTTCCAACAAAAGATTTGCCATGGGCGCAACCAGTTCAAGATATCACATCTGCTGCAATTAGCGGTATTGGTAAGAGTGCGACTGGTATTGTAGAAGGTACATGGGTTGTTGGTTTCTTTGCTGATGGCGAAGAAGCGCAGCGACCGATTGTTATGGGAACACTTGCTGGTATTCCAACAGTAAAACCAGATTCACCAAAAGGTTTTACTGATCCAACTGCAACATACCCAACTAAAGATGCATTTCTACAAGCCGATACTCCAACATTAGCAAAAGCAAACGCTGAGGAAGATGATACACTAATTGCAAAAAGAAATGCTAAAAATGCATTGGGCGCAATTCCTACCGCTTCTGCTCCTGATCTTACTGTTCTTTTTCCAGACAAGTATTCTTCAGCCAACTATGCTACTGATGAAGATGGTAAAGATAGTGTAATTTATTGGAGAGAACCGAATCCAAGATATGGTGGAGAAACAAAAGATGTTTTTCCTGTTGGAGTTGGTGCTTCTGGTTATCCATACAATCACGTTTATCGTTCCGAATCTGGTCATGTATTTGAAGTTGATGATTCTCCAACTGCTGAAAGATTGCACAGATATCACAAAGCTGGTACGTTTGAGGAAATTCAACCAGATGGCACTCGTGTAACAAAAGTAGTTGGTAAAAATTACGAAGTTGTTGTTGGTGATGAAAACATTTATATTAGAGGCACACAAAGTATCACTGTTGTTGGTAATGCTAAGTTATACGTTCAAGGCGATCACTACACAGAAGTTGATGGTAATCAATATGTAACAGTTCGTGGCGACCGTGTTACAAAGATTCAAGGTAATGATTTAAAAGAAATTCTTACAAATGAATCAACTCAAATTAATGGAAACAAAACAGAACGAGTGTCTGGTGATCGTCGTTCCACTGTTGATGGAAATTACACTGAAATAGTAGGTAAAGAAAAGAAAACAACGATTAAATACAGTGAAGCAAAAACAGTTCAAGTCAATAGTAAACTTACAGTCTCTGGCAATACACAAATTATTTCAATTAAAAACATTAACTTTGCTGCGGCTGGTAATATGAGTATTGCAAATGGTGGTACATTCAAACATACATCAACTGGTGCTGCTAACGAAGAGTTTCAGTCAACATCTTCAATGACATTTACTGGTGCTGCTACAAGAAAATACAATGCGAAGTCTTCTATTGATTATAATGGTGATGCTCATATTCGATTCGATGGTGACAAATACGAACACATCGGCGCTGACACATACAACTTTACTGTTGGTGGTAAGGTCGATCACACGAATACAGTTGCTCCAGCAAGAACTGGTGTAGTTGATACAGATGCTAATACAGTGGATGATCTATAATGGCTAAATTAGAACTTTGTGGTATAAGTTTAAAACTACAAGCATTAGATGACGCACAAAAAGCAATTGAAGATGCTCTTGCAGAACTCACATCAGGAGCAGGTGGTATTGCTGATGCAATTGGCGACCTCCAAAATCAACTTGGAAGTGCTCTTGATGATGCTCTTGCTGACTTAGAAAATTTAATCCCAGAAATTAAAATAGAGTTTCCTAATCTTCAGAAAGAGATTAATGAGTTACTCAATTTAATGGCTGACCCATTTAAAGCATTGGAAATACAAACTCAGATTGATAAGATTCGAGAATTGTTTGGTGATATACCAACATTTGATGTAGATGAAATTCTCAGAGAAATAACAGGAGGATTGAGTGACATTGAAGGTGGGTTAACAAACTTTGTTGGCGACATCACAAAAACATTGGGCGATCTTGCTGGCACATTATCAAGTTTCGATCCGTGTAAGTTAGTTCCAAATATTGATGGCGAACCACAATATGACGAGTTTGGTGATATTATTGGTTATGAATATGTAACAAAAGGAACTGCGCCTGAAGCACCAGTGATAGATGCTGTTAAACTACCAGCACCACCAGCACCAAAACCTGTTGAAGAAGTAACTCCAGCGGTTGAAAAAAACGAAGCAAAAGAACCTATTACTCCTGAATTAAAACAAGCAACTGAAACAAATACACCACCAGCAACTGCTGTTCAACCACCTACTCCACCAGAAACCATCAAAGTTAGAATGCGTTCTGAATTTGGTTTATGTTTGCTTCCTAAATCAAGCAAACCAATTGATAAAATTTTTATTAAAACAGAAGCGCCAGATGGTAGTGGTTTTTTCTGGAAACCAAAAGGTTATTCTACTCAATTAGAGTTTGAGGCTTGGTTGTATATGACAGTTCGTGGTTTTGCTGTGTCGTGCAAAACAAATCTTCAAACAATTATTAAAAAGCAAGAAGAAGGATCACTATCAAGTGACATATCCCAAGCACTTATAGATAGCCTAACACAACGTCTCAAAGACTGTGTTGCTTTTCTTAAAGCTGATGGTGAATCTAATTTAACACAAGCAACTAAGATTTCTGAAAACGTCTATTCCGTTTCAGTTGAGCAAGCTAAGTTAAGTTGGTGCCCTAAACCTGAAGGTGAATGGCTTGGCAACTTTGGAATAAAAGCTGATTAATCTTTATAAATAATAAAAACAAAGAGAAGATATATGCCTGAACTTAAACAACCAGTATTCAAAGATATTCCTCTGAGTTTTACTGCTCATCCAGTCACTGGTAATGTGAAAGCATTAGTCAATCGTGATGCAGTAAAGCAGAGCGTAAAGAATATTGTTTTGACTAACTTTTATGAACGACCATATAGTCCAAATCTTGGTGGTAATATTCTTTCTCAGTTATTTGAAAATATGGATTCTATTACACAATATGAGATTTCAACGAATATTCGTCAGGCATTAGATAACTACGAACCAAGAGCAATTATTGATGATATTGTAACAGATTTTTTTGAAGATCAAAATGCAATTAACGTAACAATTACATTCCGTGTGAGAAATAATTCTGAACCAATCTCGGTAAATGTTCTTTTAGACAGGGTGCGATAGATGGCAGCTAATTCAGCAATCAATGTAACAAGTCTCAACTTCGACAATATTAAGGAGTCGATGAAGACTTATATTGCTTCGAAGCCAGAGTTTACCGACTATAACTTTGAAGGCTCAACAATCAGTATGTTGCTTGATCTTCTTGCATACAACACATATCAAAATGCGTTTTATACAAGCATGGTCGGTAACGAGATGTTTCTTGACTCTGCTTTACTAAGAGACAGTGTTGTATCACGAGCAAAAATGTTAAACTACGTTCCTCGCTCTGCTCGTGGCGCAAGCACAACACTTACTGTTGAAATCACACCAACTGGTGCTCCTGATTCAGTCACAGTTGCAAAAGATTCTGAGTTCTCTGCAACAATTGATGGTGAAGCGTATAAGTTTGTTACTCCACAAGCATATTCTTTTTCTTCAACTGATAACTATTCTGGTACAATTACAATCACAGAAGGTCGTCCAGTTACTCATCGGTTCACAGTAAATACTAACTCACCTGTTCGTTACATTCTTCCAAACGAAAATGTTGATACAACATCAATTACTGTTGACGTTCAGACTTCATCTTCCGATGCAAGTTCAGTTCGATATAATCTTGCAAGTGATATTACTGAAGTTCAAGCGAATAGTGCAGTGTACTTCTTACAGGAAGTTGAAGATAGTCAATATGAAATCACATTCGGTGATGATGTGATTGGTCAAGCGCCTGTCGATGGCAATATTGTTATTGCCAACTATCGAATCTGTAATGGTACGGATGGTAATGGTATTAGTTCTTTCACAAGCCCATCAACACTTGGTGGTTCTTCTACGTTTACAACTTTAGTCGATGCTGCTACATCTGGCGGTGCAAATAACGAAACGATTGAATCAATTAAGTTCAATGCACCAAAGAACTATGAAACACAGAATCGTGCTGTTCTTGCCGAGGATTATAAACGTCTTATTCTTCGTGACAACGGTGATGTTCAATCAATCAGCGTTTGGGGTGGTGAAGAAAACAATCCTCCAATTTATGGTAAGGTATACATTTCTATCAAACCAACGATTGGTAATACAATTTCTTCTCAGAGAAAAACAGAAATCACAACTGAACTCAAAAAATATAATGTGCTTTCAATTGACCCTGAGTTTGTTGATGCTACATTCTTATACATTCGTCCAACTGTTGAAGTTCGATACGATTCAAAAACAACTACATTGACTGGACCACAGGTTCAAACAAAAGTATTGAATGCTATTACAAACTTTGAGAGCACAAAACTTGGCACGTTTGATAATAAGACATTCCGTTATTCTCAGTTTGTAAAGGCAATCGATGCCGCTGATTCTTCGATTGTAAGTAACCTAACTACAATTCAAATTGAAAAGAGATTTGTGCCAAGTCTTACAAACTCTACAACATATAACGTATCATTTAGCAACGCTCTTCATAACCCACATGCGGGTCATCGATATGCGATTAGTTCAAGTGCCTTTACATATCGAGGTAATACATCATATTTTGATGATGATGGTAATGGTAATCTTCGTATTTACTATATTACTGGTTCAAATACAAGAGTGTATACAAATGAAACTGCTGGTGTAGTAAACTATAGAACTGGTCTTGTGACCATCAACGCTTTCTTACCGAGCGCATTTGTTGGATCATCTCTCAGTATTTTTGCTGACTCTGCTGATGATGATGTCAACGCTATCCGAAATCAAATTCTTCTTATTGCTGGAGCGAATGTAACACTGATTGATGATGCTACTACATTAGTTGCTGCTACAACAGTTACAGCAACGACAAGCGGTGTTACAACAGAAATTCCAGGATCCAATCCACCTGCATTGGTATACTAAATGTCTACAGATAAGAAAATATCAACGCTTGTTGAGCAACAGTTTCCTCAATTTGCTCGTGACGATGGTCCTAACTTCGTTGCGTTTGTGAAGGCTTATTACGAGTGGACCGAGCAAGCAAACAACGTCATTGAGGTTTCTAAGAATCTTCGAGAATATCAAGACATTGATACTACGTATGACAAATATCTTGAGTATTTTCATCGTGAAGTATTAGGTTCAATACCACGTGCTACACTTGCAGACCGAAAGAAACTTGCAAAGCATATTAAAGATATGTATCGTGCTCGTGGGTCTGAACTCTCTTATCGTCTTTTATTCCGTCTGCTTTATAACGAAGAGATTGAATTTTATTATCCAGGCGAAGATATTCTTCGTGCTTCAGATGGTCGTTGGGTTAAAGAAAATACAATTCGCCTTGGTGTACCGAGAGTTGGATTAGTTACACAGTTTGCAAATGAAAATATTACTGGACTAACATCTGGTGCTACTGCAAAGGTAGATAGAATTGTCGGTGGTATTTCTGGCGGTGCTATTGTTGATGAACTCTATCTTCTTGACATTGTAGGCACATTCCAAGATAACGAAAGAGTTGCTCTTGTAAGCAACAACGATGTCTACGCTACTATCTTTGCTGGCGCTGGTCCACTACAATCGATTCAAATCACACAGGGTGGTGCGTTTCACCAGAAAGATGATATCGTTACCTTAACAAGTGCATCTGGTACTGGTGCAATTGGTGGTGTAACAGCAACAAACGATACAAGTTCTGTTCAATGGTCGCTTGATGATGGTGGTTCTGGATATACAGCCAACGCAACGATTACAATTACTGACAATGGTGGTTTTGGAACATCGTTTGCTATTACAGGAATTTCAAATACAGAAGTTATTGCATTAAACACAGATACAATCGAGCCATTTCAAAATGTTGTTTTAAATACAGGACCAACGTTTGTTTCTGCTGGTGCAAATACTTCTTCGGTATCTGCAAATCTTGCAAGTGCAAACTCATCTTCTGTTTTATCATCTGTATTATCTTTTGCTAATAATACTGTGGGAACGATTA